CTGGGCACAATCCGCCAGTTTATCAATATCTTCGGCGATAACTACGACCACCTTTTTTCACGGTAACCAATTTCTTGGTTGATTTTCTACCGTTCTTGTAAATATAACGTACAGTTTTATTTCCTTTCTTAAATGTTTTTCCTTTCTTCCAAACCATCATGCACACACTCCTGCAACATGTTCTGTAGCCTTGGAGGTAAGACCCAGGACATGCGAGAATAATACAAGTACCAAGTACTCAATACGATTATTTTTAAGATGATCCATAACCATAACCATCTTAGATGAAGCAACAACTGTTTCAACGGGATTAGACATCAGTAAACCTCCGTTAAATATCCTTTGTAAGAACCAGGAACAAGATCAACTGATAAATACATATCTTCAGAATTAGTAATATCCCAATCAAATCTTAACAAGCCACATCCAAACATACCACCTTCAACATGTGTTTTACCACCTACTGTGGTATTGGTAATGTAGTTTTTAGAATGCAAAGCCAAAGCAGCTGCATTATTTTTACCACCGGGATAATATTCCTCGGGGTCAGAAGCATCTCCACCGACACGGTAAGGAGGTCGGTCATTGTTTTCTGTAACATCTTCTCTTACTTCAACCAAAGTTTCAGCATCATCAAACACTTCAAGCATCCAACCTCCATCAGTTGGAGTATTTGGATCTATTTCAGCAGGTCTTGAACGTGACAATCCATAACCGTGAATAAGTCCACGACTATCACCATCATCATTACCTACCATATGCATAGTAATTTCAAGAGGAACAGTTGAACCACCATCTTGAGGCAATTGAATTGTAGAATATTCCCATTCACCTTTCTTAGTAATAAAATCACCCGAATCAACAGGCATCAAAATTAAATCAGTAACTGCAGCTACATTAGTATCTTGGATAGAATTACCAACCATATCCCTATCCATATAAATCTTAAAATCTCTATATTTAGCAGCCAAACTAGGAGAGTCATCTAATACTTGCTTTTGACTCTCCATCCATAAGGATTTAGCCTTAGTGTGAGCATTTTGAGCAACCCATGTATCCGGGAGTTTGCTCACAGTAAAATCACCGTAAACAGGCAAAATAGGAGTAGGTCCAACAGGAGTTGCAGGCAAAGTATGCAAAGCCATACCTGCTACCGCCCAAGTGGTACCTTGACGATAAAATCTTCGATTGGCGGCAGAACACGCTAAAGACAAATCTAAATAATTGCGTGTACTTTCAGAATCAATCTTAAACCATAATCGAGTAACAGAAGGCTGTATACTCTTCATAGACTTCGCTCTACGTCTTGCCATGATTACTCTTCTTCGCCGACGGTATTTAATATTATCCCGGCTTTCTCCATGAGGCCATAGGTTGCCTCAATTGCCCGGTAGTGAGTAAAATACACATCCGGATCATGTTGTAAAATATCAGAAGGAGAAAAACCTTGCTTCAACATTGCAAGGGCTCGTTGTTTTGGAGAGACGGCAGCAGCCTTTTCAACTCTCCATTCTCCAAACTCAGGCAATAGTACAATTCGTCCTTTATTCTTGCCTTTGTATATTGTACTTCTACAATATTTCCGTGCTTCATCTCTAGTACCCTTGCGGGGTTCAATATTAGCACTTAATGTACGTAAAACCTCGTTCATCCGATAAGATTTCGAGAACTCTACGTAAAATTGGATGTGAAGTCTACCGGTATCGGCCCTTTCAATCTGGCCGCCAAGATACCGCATATTAGGCAAATCATCTAGATTCTGCCATTCACGACGAAAAGCGTCGATAGTTTCCTCTTCACTACAATCATCGTCTAAACCAATATGGCCGGCCCACATAGTACCGATCCAATGCCTCTTTTGTTGAGTCATAAGTACCACTCACCAAAAACAATAAAATAATCAGAGGTATAGTCAATCATAGAAACCATCATTGACACCTACAACACCATTGGCCGCAATTGCGACAAATGCCTATTATTTTGTTAATCTTCACATCAAGTTTACAGTCCACAGTGGTGCCCATGTGAACTGTTAACTAGGGGGGGGTAATAATACTACCGCCATTCTGCCGTCAGTGCCCCCCCTTTGTCCTCTTGGCCGGACAGGCCACTCCGCTTCGCTGCGAAAGATAGGTAGTGTACCGAACAACCGTGTATACAAACGCTTATATACCATGTATACATAGGAGTATCATGGGCGGAAAACTCTACTGGCGAATAAAGAAAAACGGAAAATGGACCTGGCGTGCTGCGACCAGGGAACAATTAAGAGAATGCAAATGCAAAATTCCTTGTATTGTATATTGCCTCAATCAAGAATTTGAAGAAAAGTAGTTCACTAACTCAAATCTATGCCGCCGCCCATGGAAAAACCACCGGCCAACGAAGCACCAAAACCTTGCCAAAACGATACCTTCTCGTTAGGGTTTTCTGGTTCAAACTTAGAATACTGTTCAACTACAGATTCAGATACAACTGCAGAAGCAGTTACAACAGCAAAAGCAGGAAGTATAACGGGTGCAAATCTAACAAGATTAACAACTCCATGACTATAGCCAAACAAAGCTACAGTAGCAACCGTAGATAAACCAGATGCAATACCAACATTAGCAGACTGGTAACATTTCTCAGTAAAAGAAGCATCTTCATCCCGTGCAATACGAGAAATAGATCGGGTAGGGCCATAAATTGGAACAAAATCCACCAAATTCATTCAACCCACTCCGCATAACAAGAATTACATATACAATGAACAATATGTCCATCGGCTGTTTCAATTATGAAACGGTTAAGAGTACGAGTATCACACTGGGCACAATCCGCCAGTTTATCAATATCTTCGGCGATAAGACTTCCCGCCTCTTTTAACGGTAACCAATTTCTTGGTTGATTTTCTACCGTTCTTGTAAATATAACGAACAGTTTTATTTCCTTTCTTAAATGTTTTTCCTTTCTTCCAAACCATCATGCACACACTCCTGCAACATGCTCTGTAGCCTTAGAGGTAAGGCCGAGGACATGCGAGAATAATACAAGTACCAGGTACTCAATACGATTATTTTTAAGATGATCCATAACCATAACCATCTTAGATGAAGCAACAACTGTTTCAACGGGATTAGACATCAGTAAACCTCCGTTAAGTATCCTTTGTAATTACCAGGAACCAAATCAACACAAAGATACATAGGGTTCTCATTTTCATCATTACCTAAATCTTGCCAATCAAACTTAATCAAACCGCAGCCAAATTGGCCACCTTCAACGTGGGTTTTTCCACCAATAGTTGTACCAGTGACCTGAACAATAGAATGAATAGCAGGACCTACCATGTTAAATTCACCTGCAGGATAGAATTCATTATCCTGTGAAGAAAGCGGGTCATTTCTGTCTCCTACTCTGTATGGAGGTACATCATTCTGAGTACTCAAATCATCACGAATCTCATCAAGATTATCAGCAACATCAAAAACATCATTCATCCAACCCGATTCACTTGGAATATTCGGGTCATGTTTTACAGGTCTCGAACGACTGTTAGCATAGCCAACAACAATGCTCTTATCATCAGTATCAGTAGAATCAGCACCTACCATATACATCTTAATTTCGGTAGGATTTCCTCCAGTAGGGTCGGGCAATTGAATAGTAGAATACTCCCATTCACCAACTCGGCCAACACTGTTTTTATCAGAAACAGGTAGCATAATAGTATTATTAGCAGCCGGATTAGTAGAAGTAGCCTGAATTGTAGAAGTAGTCATAAGTTTATCTAAATAAACCTTAAAATCTCTAAAACGACCAGCAACAGAAGGGTCATTTTCCAAAACTTGATTTTGGGATTTCATCCACAAAGACTTTGCCTTAGTATGGGCATTTTGACAAATCCAAGTATCTGGGACTTTAGAAACAGTAAATTTACCTAAAGTCCCCTTAGGAGTATGTAAAGTCATACCAGCAACCGCCCAATTAGTTCCTTGGCGGTAGAACCTTCGATTAGCGACAGAAGCGGCTAAACTTAAATCAATATAATTGAAGTTATTCTGAGGTTTCAAATGAAACCACATTCTAGTGACAGCAGGAGACATCTTCGATGAACGGGAACCTTTTCGGCGAGCCATAATTACTCTTCTTCGCCGGCGGTACTTAATATTATCCCGGCTTTCTCCATGAGGCCATAAGTAGCCTCAATAGCCCGATAGTGAGTAAAATACACATCCGGGTCATGTTGTAATATATCAGAAGGGGAGAAACCTTGCTTTAACATTTGCAAGGCACGTTGTTTTGGAGAGACGGCAGCTGCCTTTTCAACTCTCCATTCTCCAAACTCAGGCAATAGTACAATTCGTCCTTTATTCTTGCCTTTGTATATTGTACTTCTACAATATTTCCGTGCTTCATCTCTAGTACCCTTACGGGGTTCAATGTTAGCACTTAATGTACGTAAAACCTCGTTCATCCGATAAGATTTCGAGAACTCTACGTAAAATTGGATGTGAAGTCTTCCGGTATCGGCACGTTCCACTTGCCCGCCTAAATACCGCATATTAGGCAAATCCTCTAAATTCTGCCATTCACGACGAAAAGCGTCGATAGTTTCCTCTTCACTACAATCATCGTCTAAACCAATATGGCCGGCCCACATAGTACCGACCCAATGCCTCTTCTGCTGAGACATTATTCATACCTCCAAATCTCGGTCTCTTCTATAACAAGCTCGTCAAGAACTACACTTGCAAACATAATGGCATAATGCCATTGATTATCGACATAATCTAAATCGGTGTTTAAACCTTGAAACCATTCAAGCTTCATCATTGACACCTACAACACCATTGGCCGCAATTGCGACAAATGCCAAGGTTTTGCAAACAAATACCTTTACCACCGCACCAACATCCCTCTGGATGCAGGATTAATGAACAATCACAACCCAAAGCCAAAGGGTAGTCTTTCTTACAGTCCTCACAAGGAGGGTTGTTAATCTTCACATCTCGTTTACAGTCCAC